CCTGGAGTGTTGGTAATTGCCGCCGTCACAGGCTTTGCAAGCTGCGCGTCAAGAATTGCCTGACGCTCCATGCGCTCGATGTCCTTGCCGAGCGCAAGCACCTCATTCTCCATCTGCTCGTACGCTTTGGCATCCTCTGCCGTAAGACGACCGTCCTTTTCGTGAGAATCCAGAAACTGCTTTGCCTGTTCCCACATTTCTGCACGCTTCTCTCGCATTGCCATGATCTTATCCATGATCTTTTTCCCTCCGTTAATGTGAAATAGAAAAGAGCCGTCGTTTGAGCGGCTCTGCATCGACATTGGTATTTTGTGTTCCCTGCCCGAATTTCGAGAGCAGAGAGTTCGTGACGGCGGCACGGGAGAAGATCAGCCCGTCTGCCGTATCCGTCATAGGACGCTGAACGTCCGCATAGAGAACAGAATCTGCAAATCCAAGCTCCACTGCTTTCTTTGCGTTCATCCACGTCTCGGCATCCATCAGCCGTGAAATCTTCGCACGGGACAGCCCAGTCTTGATCTCATAAGCGTTGATAATGCTCTCCTTGATTTCGGCAAGGAACGTGATCGTCCGCTCCATCTCGTGTGTATCCCCGATGGAGACGGTCATGGGATTATGGATCATCAACATCCCCAAGGGAGAAATCTCAACGGTCGATCCTGCCATCGCAACGACGGATGCGGCTGAGGCTGCAATCCCGTCAATCTTGACATTGACATTTCCCTTATACTCCATGAGCATATTGTAGATCTGTGCCGCTGCATAGCAGTCGCCGCCCGGTGAGTTGATCCAGAGGTCAATATCTCCCTCGGCGGCGTTCAGCTCAGATCGGAACATCTGAGGTGTGACTTCATCGCCCCACCACGTTTCGTCCGAGATTTCACCATCCAGAAGCAAGACACGCTTCTCTCCCTCGTTTCGCACCCAGTTCCAAAATTTACGTTTCATCACTTTCTCCCTCCTGATTTCCTGCGAACAAGCCCGCATCCTTCAGTTTTGTCATATTTCCGTTGATGAGATAGAGATCGCCGCCCTCCTCCGCTTCGATGGGATTCATGTCCTCAAGACTGCGGATGTCGTTCGCGGAGAGCCATCCGTTCTGCCGCCCGATGGCATAGCCCTCCATACGGCTCTTGTAATCTCCGCGCAGAAGCCCGTCCACATTGAAGCGGATAAAGTAATCTGCCCGCTCCTTGTCCGCCAGCAGTGCTTTTTGCAGGGACTGCTCCCAGCGCACAACCCACGGATTCAACGTGTACTTCACGAACTCCAACGACTGCTGCTCAATGTTGTTGAAGCTGGATTTTTCCAAGTCACCGATCATGTGCGGCGGCACACGGTAGAGCCGTGCAATCTCGTCGATCTGGAACTTCCGTGTTTCAAGGAACTGTGCCTCCTCGGGCGGTATGGCAATCTGCTGATACTTTACACCTTCTTCAAGGACGGCAATCCTGCCCGTGTTCATCGTGCCGCCGTAAACGGCGTGCCAGCTCTCACGGAGCTTCGACGGGTCTTTGAGAACCCCCGGATGTTCAAGCACGCCGCCCGGACGCGCACCGTTCTTGAAGAATGCAGCGCCGTATTCCTCCGTGGCAAGTGCAATCCCAATGGCGTTCTTTGCCATAGCAATAGGTGAATATCCCACAAGTCCGTCGAATCCAAGCCCCGGAATATGCAGCACATCCTCACGTCGCAGACGAATCTGCCCCTTGTCCGCAAAATTCGGATTCTCCTCCGTGCTTCGCGTGTAGGTGTAGTAGAGTTCACCCGTGCGGCTGTCACGGCTGACTTCCATCTTGTCCGGGAGGAGTGGATAGAGTCCAAGGACACGCCCCCTGCCATCCCGCAAAATTTGTGCATAAGCATTCCCCCACAAAAGGAGGTGACTCATCATTGTTTCGCGAAATATAAAGGAGGTCATCTCGGGATTCGGCGCATCGTGGAGCAGAAAGTACAGCGGATGCTCCGGCACACGCTCTTTGCCCTGTCCTTTGTAGGCATAGACGTGAAGTGGCAGCCCCGCAATGGATTCGGCGAGAATGCGGACACAGGCGTAGACTGCCGTCGTCTGCATGGCAGTTCGCTCGTTGACTGCCTTGCCCGCCGCAGTCTGCCCAAACAAAAAGGACAAGCCACCGAGATGATTCGTAGGCTTGTCCCGCGAACGAAAGAGTTTGCTGAATAGGTTCATAGGTATCACGCTCCTTAAACGATACCTCATAAGAGAAACAGAACTAATGAAACACTGATAAACTCCTGTGTTGCACGTCTCAGCGTTGCAGATTATAATAGAGAAGACAAGAGCACAAGGTAAGAGAGAAGTAGCATGATATAGCAGGTCTTTATGCTCTTTTGCACTGTAATTTGTGCCTGTAGATCATGTGTCTGTGATTATCCGTTGCTTTTTAGCGATCCCCTAAAAATGGCTCATTATCCCCAAGGAGGAATATTGTACGTATGATAAGCAAGCAACAATTGCAACGAATCAGGCGAATGCAGGAAAAGAATAAGCTTTTTATGCAACGATGGAAAGCATCACATAAAATAGCTGCCGTAAATTTTGAAATTGAGGATTACGATTTTTCAGATGAGCAACTTCCACCCATTGAGAAAATAGATGATGTTGACTATTACTACGACACCATAAGGCAAAAGCCTATACGTGTTACACCGGAAGAAACCATCCGCCAGGAAGTGGTATCTTTCCTTATAGATAAATTAAAAGTCCCCGTACATATGTTAAGGGTTGAGGAGTCTCTTGCTCACCATGTAAAAAATTGTTTAAGCCGTAGTGATGTAGTTATTATGCGTATGGGCGATGACCAGGAATCTGCTGTTCCGCTCGCTGTTATAGAATGCAAACGCGAGGAATTGGAACTAGATGATAACATGATCGCCCAAGCCAAAAATTATGCTCAACAGCTCAAATGCAGTTTTTTCATGCTAACGAACGGAAAAAAAACGCTGTGTTTTCATAGGGATGCCGATAATAACGTCTTACGCATCAAAAGTTTCCGAGAATATACGAATATGCTAAATGAGGAATATACAGAATTGCCTACAGAATCCGAATTTCAACGTCGTACCCTTGATGAAATAAAAAATGACCCCACATTTTTTGTTTACGATGTGACTCCGTATGAAATGGGTGTTGAAACCACAGAGAATAAAGAAAAATTGATATTCTGCTCCAATCTTTGGGAATGCTTGCTTGATGATGGATACGAACTTGTTCCCTACGAGTATGATATTTTCAATTTGCTGAAGGATTACGGAGTGAGGAGAATATCATGGGGAAATGCTGGTGGAGGAAGTTTTAACGGATGTAGATGCCGTTCCTTTCAGATAAGTTATCAAGGTAAAACAGAAATCGTTTCCTTAGCATTTTCCAGATATAGTGCAATAGGAAAAAACCAAAGCAAGACAGGCTTGTTCGTTACCGTTGAAACCGATGGACATATACACTCATCCCTGCAAATCCCCATGGATGCTAAAAACATCCTGCAAATAAAGGACTCTATGTGTAGCATAAATCATACAGGGAAAATAACAGTTGGAGCTATTGGTGCCGGGAAAATATCTGATTTACGAATGCTTGTCCAAGAAAAATATCCCAAAATCATAGATGGACAATTATTCAAATTAGGTGTCCTGCCAAGCAATCAAATTTTGCGGCTTTGCGATGAAGATGTATGCATTTTCATAGAAAATATCATCTCCTATGCGCTTATTAGAGACGATTACAGAGAGATACGCTTGCGTGAAGTCCCCTAAAACACCCACACGCCACGACTCTCATACACCGATTCCGACGTATCATTTCCACACCGAATCGCACGATCCAGCGCCATGATGAGTGCAATCACGCCGTCAATCTTCTCGGTGGACTTCTCCTTGTCCGCCTTGATGTTCCCCGCAGGGTCGGTGCGAATGAAGATATTGTCTGCCATCCAGCGCATGACGAGATGCCCGCCGTGCGCTATTTTCTTTTCCAGTGTCAGCTTCATCAGCTCCTTGGTCGGCGGGCTCATATCCTTGAACCCCTGTCCGAAGGGAACGACCGTGAATCCCATGCCCTCTAGGTTCTGCACCATCTGCACTGCACCCCAGCGGTCAAAGGCAATCTCGTGGATGTTGTACTTCTCGCCCAGTTTCTCAATGAACGCCTCGATGAATCCGTAGTGAACCACATTTCCCTCTGTCGTTTGCAGGTAGCCCTGCTTCTCCCACACGTCATACGGAACGTGGTCGCGCCGCACACGCAGGTCAATGTTCTCCTTGGGAATCCAGAAGTACGGAAGCACGGCAAACGGCTCATCTTCCTCGGTTGGCGGGAATACGAGAACAAATGCCGTAATATCCATCGTCGAAGAAAGGTCAAGTCCTCCATAGCAGACACGACCTTCCAAGGACTCGGCATCCACAGGTATGGCGCACGCATCCCACTTATCCATCGGCATCCACCGTACAGACTGCTTCACCCACTGATTCAAACGCAGTTGACGGAAGCTGTTCTCCTCGGCAGGATTCTGCCGTGCCGAATCGCAAGCCGCCTGTACCTTGTCGATGCCGACCGTGATACCGAGGGACGGATTCGACCGCTTCCATACCTCGGGGTCTGTCCAGTCCTCATCCTCCTTCGCTCCATAGATCACCGGATAGAAGGTCGAATCAATCTTCCTCCCTTCCAGAATATCCTTTGCCTTTTGGTGCGTCTCATAGCAGATGGACTGCGTATCCGTCCCCGCTGTGGTGATGAGGAAGTAGAGCGGCTGCATTCGCGCATCGCCGGAGCCTTTCGTCATAACGTCAAAGAGCTTGCGATTCGGCTGCGTGTGCAGCTCGTCAAACACAACGCCGTGGATATTGAAACCGTGCTTTGAATAGGCTTCTGCCGAAAGCACCTGATAGAAACTGTTCGTCGGCAAATACACCATACGCTTCTGAGAGGCAAGGATCTTCACTCGCTTGCTGAGTGCAGGACACATACGCACCATATCTGCTGCGACCTCGAATACGATGCTTGCTTGCTGACGATCAGCAGCACAGCCATACACCTCGGCTCGCTCCTCACCGTCGCCGCAGCAAAGAAGAAGTGCAACGGCGGCGGCAAGTTCTGATTTTCCTTGCTTCTTGGGCAGCTCAACATACGCCGTATTGAACTGCCGATACCCGTTCGGCTTCAAAATTCCGAAAATGTCTCGGATAATGCGCTCCTGCCAGTCGATGAGTTCGAAGGGCTTTCCTGCCCACGTCCCCTTCGTATGGCACAGGCACTCGATAAAGCCCACAGCATAGTCCGCAGCAGCTTTGTCATAGTGCGCGTCCTCTGCCATGAACTTCGTTGGCGTGTAGTCCGTCAGTTTCCGCAAGCAATCACCCCCATCAAAAAAGAGCCGCTCTCAGCGACTCACAATATCTGAAACGAGAAGCAGCCCCGAAGGGCTGTTTTTTATTTGGCACGGCTTAGATGCGCTTCATGCACCAAGCCATCGCGTGCCCGCCGTCCTCGAAAAGCTCCGTGGCGGCTTCAACGAGGTTCAGGCGGCATTCGATGTCCGCGAAGCCTGTCTCCTGCGGCGAGCTCCTCCAGTGCCGCGACGAAGTCCTCCTTCGCCGTTCTCGTAGACGGCTGCGTGGAATCCCCAGCATTCCATCCCGACGACAAGGATCTGCTCGCCGTAGCGCAGGATCGCGCCGCTCGTCCCAAACCGCAACTCATCGAGGTGCTCCATCGTGGTGGTCTTCGGCCATCTTGCTTCTGCGTTCTTCATTTTGTGTTCCTCGCTTTCTGTGTGTAGGTTGTTCCCTTTTCCATGTGTATATATCACTCTAAACGAGGAATATAGCAAGTCATATTTCGGATAAACCACACTTATTTTTCGAGAGAAACACAGCCCCGAAAGGCTGTGCTGAATCGCCGAACCTATCGGCTATTTTTCACCCGTGAGGATAAAGCGTACATACGCCGCACGGTCTTCCTCGATGAAACAGACCAGTTCGTAGAATCCCATCTTAAACGCCATGCGCTGAACACCGGGAACATCAAACATATTCACCCGCCCCGAATCGCGGATGTCCCTGATCTGGGAAACAATCTTCTCGTTCATGATCTGCCGCCTTTCTGCACGATGCGGAAGGAGTCCACACCGGGGATGAGGCTCAGCGACGATCCTGTCTCCCATCGGACGAGAAGCTGTCCCGCATCGTCAACGCCCATGACCTCGCCCATCGTTCCCGTCGGCGGGGCTTGTGAATCATCCATGCCGAGGTGTTCCACCTTCGTTCCGCGTGGGTACCGCTCTCGAAGCGCGGCGATCTGCTCCCTACTCGGAAAATGCATGACGCTCATCCCCTTTCCGATGTCCGCTTTTAAATGCACTGCTGCCCATAAGGTTCTGCAGGAGAATCTTGCGCGACTCTTTGTAGGCGTTTCCGATCATGCCAAGGCGCAGGAGAAAGCAGCGGAATGCGTATTTCTCGTTGTCCACAATCTTCTCCTTCGCCGTGACGCGCTTTTGCGTCCGCGCCATCAGGCAGAGCTTGCTGATAAACTCGGCGTATGCCTTTGCCGTCTCGTCGGTGATTGTGCCGTGCAGCCACGCAAAGGTGATTCGGTCATCGGTCAGCGTGTAGATCGCCTCGCGAATGTCAAAGGCGTGACGAATGAGCCGTCCCTTGCTCAGGAGAAGCGCGTCCAGATTGTTCAGTGCGGTCTCCGTGAAGAGGCTGCGCGGGAGGCTGATGGAAAGGCTGTCCTCGTCGGGTTCTGCCATCGCTTCCTCTGTCGGAGCAGGTTCTTCCGACGTTTCTGTTGGTGTCAGCTTATCCTCTGCCGCATCAACTGCGATAGGCTCTTCCACCGTCGATTCCGTCAGGATCGGATCATCTTCCCCTATGTCCGCGCAGGAAGCCTCGGACATAAAGCCCTCCTCGCGCAGTGCCGCGCGCACACGCGCAAGTGTCGCTTTGTCGGTGGCATCGTCGAAGCAAAGGCTGCCGTCCTTCGTGATCTCGAATGCGCCGATCTTGTAGGAAAATGTCGGTGCGCCGCAGTAGGCAGGCTTGATGCCCAGCACCTTGCTGATGACCCCGACCATCGCCTTGCGCTCTTCCTTTTGGATGTTGTAATTGACCTTCATGGTGGTTTCCTCCTTTATGAACTTTGGTCATTACATTCATCACTCACATGGGAAGAATTAGCAAGCAAATTGTGTTGTATACACCGAATGCCCGAAATGTGCAATTCCTGTAAGGACATAAAATACACAAGGAAGTGCGACACCGTTGCCCCACATCTTATACTCTGCCGCATCCGAATGCGGATTCTTAAGCCATCTGCGAATCTGCGTATCGGTCTTGGGCTTCTTGCTGCCTGTGATTTTTCGGTGCGTCTCAAAGACCGTGCGCCAGAACACCATTTCTTCCTCCGTGGGATTGTCGGTTTCAAGCCCCGCGCACCATCCGTCTGGAAAGCCCTGCAAGCGTCCGCACTCGGTCGGTGTCAGTCTGCGGACGGCATAGACTGGTTGATTGACGACCATCGGGTCTTTATAATCCCGCGCCATAAGCGTCGGACATTTCTCCTTCGCCACATGAGAGTGGAAGCCCGTGGTCATGGCATAGACGGCATGACGGTCAGCTGTATTGAGCGTAAAGCTCACATCCTCTGCGATGCCACTTCCCTGCGGGCCGTTCTCTACAGAGCGACCGATCATCGAGCCTTGGATGGAGACGACCGCAACGCCGCCCTGACAGCATGCAGGATTCCCGCCGCTTTGGTCAATCGTCCGCGCTGTCTCCGTCTCATAGATGCCGGCGTGCGGATTGTCGGATTTCATCGCATTGGACTGGAATGACGAGATTCCGTATGCCTGTACGTCCTTGAGGACAAGCGGCTGATTATTGCCGCCCGTACCATAGTGCCGAAGCACGGCCGGACAGATTTCCAGGGGGCCGTTGTACCGTGCATCCGAACCATGTGACTCGAATACGGCGGGAACTTTTTCTGCTCGTAGTGTTGGAGATTTCTCCTCCGCATAGCCGATGCTGCGGCTCTGTGCGGAATGCTCGGTACAGAAACCTGCACTTATCCGCCCGCTTGGCGTTCCAGCGCCATCCGCAAACTTTCGGGCAGTGCCTTGCCACGAAGCGAAGCACGGCGCAAGATCCCCACGCACGCTTTCGGTGTCAAATAGTATTTGTCCGGCACACGATCCTCCAAAATCTGCGACAAGGAAGATTCTGCGCCGACGCTGTGGAACTCCCCAGCCCTGTGCGTCCATGAGCCGGTAAGCAATGCTCCATCCGTCTCCCAGAAGAATGTCGGCGTATGCCCATCCACCCTTTTGAGGCAAAGGCACCTCGGGTGCTTCCGGCTCTTTGATGCGGACAATCTCCGTAAGGACAGATTGGAAGTCCCGCCCCCCGGAACTCGAGAATGCTCCCGCGACGTTTTCCCACACGATGAATCTCGGATATTTCCCATCCGTCCCCCTCCTCATTTCCCGAACGATACGAATAGCCTCGAAGAACAGTATGGACTCCTGCCCATGCAGACCTTCCCGCCGTCCTGCGATGCTGAGATTCGTACAGGGCGAACCGAACGTGATAATGTCCACAGGCTCTATTTTGTCTCCTCGGATGTTATGAATGTCTCCAAGATGTTTGACGGAGGGAAGCCGCTTCGTGGTGACGCGAATCGGGAACGGCTCAACCTCCGATGCCCACTTTGGTGTAATCCCCGCAAAAACAGCACCGAGTGTGAATCCTCCACTCCCGTCAAACAAACTCCCGAGCGTCATCATTTCACAGAATGAGGGGAAGTCATGCGCTCAAGCATCTTGCCCGTCATCCAGATTGCCCCGTCGATGACAAGCGGCAAGAAGATGCGGTCGCGGAATCTGCACCATCCCGTTTCCTTCTCGGCACTCTCGCGAAGTGCCGCCGTATACGCCGCCGATACTTCACACGCCGCCGGGAGTCCTTTCTCGTGCAGCCAAAAAACGGTCGCTTCCTTTGCCTCCGTCCGCACGAAATCCCCCACATGATTCTTCAACTCATTTTGAATGTGTTCCAGTTTCATCTTCAGCACTCTCCTTCATAGTCCGTTACTCCGCGTGCAATCGCACGCGCGAATTCATCCTGCCGGCTGCGGAGCAACTGTGCATCACCCGCATGGTCGATAAACGCAAGCTCCACAAGTATGGCGACCGCATCGGTGTTGCTAAGAACGTACAGACCGTTAACACGGGGCTTTGCGCCCTTCACGCCGCGATCCACAGTTCCGATCGCATCCACGATCTGATTCTGGATGCACTGTGCCAGCTTCTCCCCTTCGCCGCTTCCGTAGAAGTGCCATACCTCCGTTCCGTTCGCACTGCCATTACAGGCGTTGCAGTGGATGGAGATGAATACGGCCGCATCGCTGCGGTTGGAAGCGGAGACAACTTCATGGAGGCTATCAGATTGCAGACAGCCGCCCACCTCCACACCTGCGGTAGTGAGATAACCAGCAACAAGGTCAGCGACACTCTTCGCCACATCACATTCCCGCAGTCCGTAGCCGCAGGCGCCGGGGTCGGGATTTCCGTCCGGGGCATGACCCGGATTCAAAAACACACGCATCACAATTCCTCCTTCGCTTTTGACACATCCGCATACGGAATACGCTCACCGTCACGTTCCAAAAATACATCTTCGGCATTCCCGTCTTTGCTCTGAATGTACCGCTCGACAGCGACATCCACGAATTTCGGCTCAAGCTCTACGCCATAGCAAATACGGTTCAGCTGCTCACAGGCGATGAGCGTTGATGCCGAACCGAGGAAGCCATCGAGTACGATGCCGTTCGTCTGCGTACACTGCTTGATGAGATACGCGATGAGCGGAACGGGCTTTGAGGACGGATGACCGCAGCCGTCTTTCTTCGAGTCCTTGATACGGTCAAATGCAAAGACGGTGGTCTGCTTCTGATCACCGTACCACCTGTGCCGGCCGTCCTTCCTCCATCCCCAGATAATCGGCTCGTGGATGTACTTCCAATCCGTCCGTGTGAGCACGAGGCGGTCTTTCTTCCATACCAGCCCCGCGCCAACTTTAAAGCCCGCATCCTCATAAGCGTCATGAAAGATGCGGGCTTTTGCTGTTGCGTAGAATACATAGATGGAAGCGTCCGTCGCCATTGCCGAGTGGAAGGCGGTAAAGGCGGATTTAAGTAACTCGTAGGCATCCTTGTCATTCAGATCGTCATTCTTGATTTTCCCCGACGTGCTTTCCAGTGCCACAAAATACGGCGGGTCCGTGCAGACAAGATTGACCTTCTCGCCGCCAAGCAAACGCTCGTATATCTCCGGCAAGGTGGAGTCTCCACAGATGACACGGTGCTTGCCGAGATGCCAGACATCGCCCGACCGAGCGACACAGGGCTTTTCGAGTTCTGCATCCACATCAAAGTCATCTTCCTGTGCCTCGCCATCGTCTAGTGAGAGCAAGTCTGCGATTTCGGATTCATCGAAGCCCGTGAGCGAGATATCGAAGTCCATGCCCTGCAAGGCTTCCATCTCAACACGCAGCATCTCCTCATCCCATCCTGCGTCAAGTGCGAAACGGTTGTCCGCGAGAATGTAGGCTTTCTTCTGAGCCTCGGTCAGATGATCGACGAATACGCATGGAACTTGCTCGATGTTCTCTGCACGTGCAGCCATAACGCGCCCGTGTCCTGCAAGAATGCCGTAGTCCTTGTCGATGATGACGGGACTCACGAATCCGAACTCCCGCAGACTGCCGCGCAGTTTGTTGATCTGCTCGGGCGAATGCGTCCGTGCGTTGTTGGCATACGGCACGAGCTTGCCGATTGGAACGAGCTTCATCTCCGATGTTGTTTTGTTCAAATGACTTCCCTCCCTACTTCCTCGAACGCAGCAGCCGTTCCATCCGATCCTCCTGCGGCGATCCGCTGAACGTGGTGGTGCAGTTCTGCTTTACGATGTCGAATATCTCATACCAGAGCAAATTGGACTGTTTCTGGAATGCCTGCCCCATCTGGACAAAGGGGCTTGCTATCGCCCCGCCTGTGGTCGGATGCTTGCCGATGAGTCCGTATTGACTCATTGCTTCCTCACACTGAATAAAGCGGGCAAATGCCTGCGCGTAGCTTTCAATCAGGCGAGGATTCACGAGACGCTCACAACCGCGCTCCTTGAGCCACAGCCACGTCTCGCGGAAAATCTCGTCTGCACCGAGCGGCTTTCCATTCCGCTGACGCGCCGATAGGTACTCGCTCGGATTCGGCATCTCCTCACCGTAGAGGTCGGCGGCATCCACAAGATCTGTGCCGTCCAGTTCCGTCATGGGGAACTCCATGATGTGCGCCGTTCGCCCGCCCGCAATCTTATCTGCCAGTGGCTCGGGTTTGTCTCCCGCCCGGATGCGCCGTCCTCCGCGATTTGTTCCGTCACGCGCCATCTTCCCGCCCCCTTCCTTTAATACCCTGTTTGAACCGACGTTTTTGTGCGTACGCCCCCTCCCCGGTCCAGTAATGGCGCGGTTTTAGAGATTTGACCGCCCCCTGGGGGTCTAGCGGTCGCCACTGCCACGTTGGTGAATCCGCTCATGGCACGATACGCAGAGCGACATCAAATTGCTCTCATCATGTGTGCCTCCCTCAGAAATCGGTCGGATATGATGCACGAGTGTCGCAAGGACGTATCTCCCCCGTTCTTTGCATTGCTCGCAGAGCGGATGCCCTGCCAAATGACGATCACGAATCCTGCGCCACGCGCTGCCATACCTCTCGTGCTGATCGTACCCACGCGTGAAATGGTCATAGTGTCGCTGCATAACTTTTTCGTGCGCCTCGCAGTAGCAGCTTTTTCGATCTGTAAGATTCGGACAGCCCGTCATGCGGCAGGGGCGCTTCGGTTTTCTCGGCATCACTTCACCTCCATTACGGCATGAAAAAACCTCCGCAGGGATTGCTCCCATTGGAGGTCGTGCCTTTAAGCATACTTTTCATAACACCATTTTACCATGTCAACACCGGAACTCAAGAGAATTATAGTGAAGTCTTTTATGTGATTTCATTTCCCTGCAAGAATCTTATCCACGGCTGCGAGAGCTTTGGAATGGAGAATATGCACCCACCGGGAAGTATAGTGCATCTCGCCCGCAATCTCATCCCACGACATAAAGCTGAGATACCGAAGCTCCAACAGCATGAGTGCGTTGGTATCCTGCACCTTGCTGATGGTCGCCATAACCTCACGTTTCAAATCTACCAAATGGTCGATGTCATCGTTGATCTCATTTTCCAAGTCGACAATCTTGTCGATGGTATCCGCCAAGCGATGGACATTTCTCGTGCCGCTGACAGGCTCCGTTCCCATTGTGGATGTGGCTCTAGTGGCAAGATCACGCAAGGAGTCCACTTGACGAAGCTTGCTGTTGACCCGTTGATCAATACGGTATGCCTGACTCAGATATTCTTTCGCTGTCATGCAAATTCTCCCTCCAACTTTTCAAGCAGCCACTCTCCATCGAGACTGGTCAACTGTCCGAACCATGCAGAATGGAAGAACCGCTCCGTCTCAGAGCGCATCGCTGCCGCCGCAATATTCTCTGCGTCTTTGCCGAGTGCCGTCCGCGCCCACCGATAGTCTTTCGCCGCCTGTTCGACGATGGCGTTTGCCAGAATCTCATAGTTCATCATGACACCTCCGCTTTGACGGCAGCAATCAGAGCCGCCTGTGTCTTGTCCTTTCGTTTCAAGGCACGGAGGATTCTCTCGTCAATCGTGCCCTCGGCGATGATGTGCTGCACCACCACAGTGTTTGAGTTCTGCCCCTGTCGATAGAGCCGTGCCACGGTCTGCTGATAGAGTTCCAAACTCCAAGTGATACCGAACCACACCAAGCTCGAACCGCCGCTCTGAAGGTTGAGGCCATGACCTGCGCTCGCCGGATGGATCAGGGCGACGGGGATTTCTCCGCGATTCCAACGGGCGATTGTCTCATCCGTATCCAGTCGGACGCATGCCAGACGCTCCTCAATGCGCTCCGCATCATGTCGGAACCAATACGCCACGAGGAGCGGTTTGCCGTTCATGCTCTCGATGATGTCTTCCAAGGCATCAAGTTTGCGGTCATGGATATGCAGGGTAGTTCCATCGTCGGTATAAACCGCACCGTTCGCCATCTGTGCGATCTTGCCCGACAGAACTCCTGCATTTGCCGCCGTCACCTCATCGCCTTTTAGTTGGAGGACAAGCTGCTCGCACATATCGGCGTACATTTTCTTCTCTTCCTCATTCATGCGTACGATGTATTCACTCTCGATCAGCTCCGGCATCCTCAGATGGTCGGCGGCTTTCATGGAGATGGTTATGTCAGAGATTTTCTCATAAATCCGCTCCTCGGCTCCGGGAAGTGGCGCGTAGGAGAATACCACCTGCCCGTTGCGCTTGTCCGGCGTGAAGTAATCCTGCCGATACTTCGTAATGAACCGCCCCAGACGCTGTCCCATGTCGAGTACCTTGAACTCTGCAAAGAGATCCATCAA